TGCAGGTAGATAGAGCAGTTACAGAAAAAAGTGGCGTTGAAGGGATTGACATTTCATTCAGAGTTAAGATGACCAACATGATTCAAAACATGTTAATTTTCAATTGGGTGTTCGTTATCATAAACAAAAACTGCACAGGCCCTATTGAAAATTAACATGTTTTGAATCATGTTGGTCATCTTAACTCTGAATGAAATGTCAATCCCTTCAACGCCACTTTTTTCTGTAACTGCTCTATCTACCTGCAATAACCTAGAAATAATTTCTTCGTTTTTTGCAATTAGTTCTGCATCAGCTTTTTCATCACTTGTTGGAATCTTTAATTCAAGTTCAGGCCTAAAACCTGTGCCCATGATAAATTTAACCAGTGTTTTCATAACAGGGCCCAGCAGTGAATTTTTCACTAGGGATTCGTACACGATATAATCATAGGATTGTAATGGATTTTGAAAATACATTGGCATCCATCTTTGATTAGCATGACGTTTTTCTTCTGCTTCTTTAGCAGTTAGTGCCTTTTTTTCAGTATGGTCATAAACTGTTAATTGTGGATTTGGTGTCCATTGATCTTCAACAATTTTTCTATATTCCTGTGGTAAACTGCCAGGATCCATTTCAGGCAATAATGCCGCAATTTCTTTGTCACCTTTTTTTAGGGGGCCTGCATAAATGGTAAATTTTTCTGGTTTGAAGGTTTGTTTAGGTGTTGTCCAGGGGAATAATTTTAGATAGACCTGAGGAGTTTTGGTCTGAATGACATCTTATACTAGCGTAAAACTCCCTGTTAGATTAGCAGAGATAATTAGAGGTTGTAAAACTTTCAAGGAATTAGGTTATCGTTCAGTAAGTGAATTTGTTGTTGAAATGGCTAGACGAGAGGCAGAACGTAAATGACATCTCTAAAGGAATGTAGTTTTTGTGGACACCCAGAAGATAAACACGCTTTTGATATAGTTGTGACTGATAGAAAAAATCCATGTGAATTATCATGTATGATTTGTTTTGATTTAGAAACTGAGAGGTTAAAGAATGCCAGTTAACTCAAAATGTCTTTGCCATTGTTATTATTGTGTTATGAAAAAGCTTCATTCTAAATGTGTTTTTGGAGATTGTAGAGTTGACAACATCTAATACTGAATATTGTTCAGATGAATGCCCCGAATGTATTAGAGATAAAAATTGGCATAGAGTTACTTTTACAAATAGTCATAACAAAGATTGTAAGCAATATTCTAACTATGATAATAACCTAGAAAAACAAAGAAAATATGCTGCTACTTTAAGCCAAATAGATCAATGTATGAAAATCCATTCATCGCCTAGACCAATAGATGCACATTGCACTGAATGCTATCAAGAATATTGGTTATCCCACGGTCATCACTGTGAAAAAATAGGTGGTTTACCTATGGGAATAATATAAAATGCCAAAAACTGTTAAGCTTGTAGGCATTGCACATTCCAAACTAAGGAATTCAATTGGTGCTGTAGGAATAGAAGTAAATCCAGTGAAACAGGAAGTGCTAGTCAAAATGGCCCGACATTGGGATAGGGAACACATCAATGATATTGCACCTGGAATTGCTTCCATGTATTCGCAATTTGAATGGTCTAACACCATAATTGACGTATCGGTAGGTGAACACATCATACAGAGTTTAAGAAGAATTGCCAAAATTCCAATTAGGATTATTTTCATTAAAAAGAAAATTACAGATACTTCTGAAATCAGGCGCGTAAAAATTTTAGATCTCACTGAAATGGTGCAGTTTATGCTGCAGCAAAAATTAATTCATAAAATTAAATTCCCCAAAAATCCAAGTCCACAATTAAAGGAACTAGAAAATCAAATTGCATTGTATGCAGAAAAAACCACAGAGGCAGGCGGTGTTAATTATTTTGCACCAGGTGATGAACTTGATGATCTCACCAAAGCGCTAATGATTTCAGTGTTTGCAGCCAGGCCCTTTATGCTGGATTCAACAAAAATCATTGGCGGTCCACTAAGAACCAAAGATCCAACAATGGAAGACATGGCAAGTATTATTGACCCACCACCAAAACAACGCAAACGTAAACCAGTCACAGGAATTTAGATAGCCTTTTTTAGGAGAGAAAATACTGTAATTTATTGGTAGTTGAAAAAACCCCTACACAGAAAGTTGTATCAGATCTGAAAAATCCTGCAACCCTGGCATATTTTGAAGATCTTGTAGATAACATTGATACCACAGGAGTTGTTGTAGATGACGCTGCATACAATACAGGTTCATTTCTAGATCGAGGTTATGATGTTAGATTTTTCCAACAATTATCTGTAGAAATTGAAAATATTGGTGCAAATTCAATTTTAGTTACCATACTTGGAACCACAAAAGATTTTGATGTTTTAGCAGATGATTTGGTTATCGGTGATTTTGATCTAATATTATCAGCAGAAGAAACAATTGCAGCAGCAGCAAAAATGGCCACTGCGTTTGAAAATGTAAAAACCACACCACTAATTACTGCTATAGTAATTCGTGCAAAAGAAACACTTGCTGCTAATCCAGGTACAGTCAGAGCAGATGTTAAATTCCTTTAAATCCTTAAATCGTGGGGCCATGTGGGAACATCATGTCTGAAAAAGATAGCAGCCCTGAAGTTATTGAATTTAAAGGCGATTCAGCTGGCACCACAGCAACAATTGGCAAAGATGGTGGTCCAATAAAAAAAGCAACCGATGCTGCAAAACCAAAAGTTCGCACAGTTACACTTCCACCATTAACAGAACCTAAATCATTCACTTGGATGAACGTAAAATTTCCTGCCTATTTTAAAGGCCCACATTTTATTCAAATTAAAGGCAGTATTGTATTGGCCATTGACCCCGACTGCGTAAGTATGGAGATGCGAACAAACTGGCAAAACATCTATGTTCCAGAACTGGCAGCACTGGGAAAGAAAATTATAGAAAAACATCTAAAGATCAAGATCGAAAAACTAGATTAGATAAAGATAAAAGATAACATCAAGTTAGTTTTGTAGTGTTTAAAGAGAAAAAACTTACAAAGTCTGCATTCACTTATGCAGGTTACGAAAAGCTTAAAATTGTAAAAAAAGAAGCCGAAAAACTCTTCAAACTGACTTTTTGGCAAAAATTATTCCCCTGGACAGCACCTAAACCAATCTTAAAACCAGAAAAATTCACTATCTATGCTGGCCCCCTAAAAAAAGGCGACAAAGAAATTGCTGAATTGCTGCCTGAAATGGATCCTGGCAGCCTGCCACAAGAATATAGAAAAATTGTTGAAGATCAGTGGACGCCAAATCCACAATTAACAGTGTATGATCATGTTGAACAAAAGGCACTAACTGCTGTTGAGGCAGAAGAAAAACGTCATGCTAATCCAAGATGGATGCCACAATATTTTCAAAATCCATTACAATCCTATGATTATATTGTGTACGAATCCTTGGTAAAAAACTCATTGTTGGGTCCTGTTATGAAAACATTGATTAAATTTATCATGGGCACAGGCTTTCGGCCTGAACTTGAACTAAAGGTTCCAACAAATGATGAAAAAGCTGATGCAGAACTAATTGCAGAAAACGAAGAAATCATTTCTAGGCTACTGCAGGTGGATAGGGCAGTAACAGAAAAAAGCGGTGTTGAAGGCATTGACATTTCATTCAAGGTTAAAATGACCAACATGATTCAAAACATGTTAATTTTCAATAGGGCCTGTGCAGTTTTTGTTTATGATAACGAACACCCAATTGAAATTGACGGTAAAAAATATCCAAACATTCCTGTTAACCTGGTAGATTTTCATCCCAGGGACATGGGCCTAGTAAAAATTTCGCCTCAAAGTCATAAAATGGTTGCATTACAGATTAACCAAATCAGTGGTTTTGTAAAAACTGAGGAAATGATCTACCTGTGGAATTCAGAATATGCTGCACCAATTTGGAATTCAAAATATTATGGCGGTTCAATGATGATGCCACTTATAGATCCTGCAAGGGTTATCCGTTCAACCATTAGCAGTATCTTTCCTGCAATTAACGAAAACATGGTTGGTGGTTTGTATCATATTTTCATTGAACCACAGGGTGGAACTGAACAGCAAAAGAAAGACGAATATGAATCAATTACAACTTCAACTGAATTTGGCACTTCAAACGTCTTTATGATTTCGCCTGAGAGAGTAAAATATGAAAATGTAAACTTTGATCCGAAAATTGGCGAACTGATTGAAATGTTTGACACTTTGGTTAAATATGTCTTGGCAAATGCAAACGTTCCTCAAATAGGATTCTATGATGAGGCAGCGGCTAATCATGCTTGCTACTCGGAAGACACACAAACACTGACTGAAAATGGATGGAAATATTATTGGGAGATAGAACATGGAGAAAAAATCGCGACGTTTAATCCCGAAAATACACAGATAGAATTTCACAAACCAATTGGTGGTTTGTATCTCTATGATTATTTTGGAGATATGATTAGTTTTAAGAGTGAAAGACAAGACATTTTGGTTACTCCTAATCATAAAATGTGGGTTCATAATGCTTCAGGTTGGAAAAAAAGAGATGCTAATGATCTAATCAATCTTCAAAAAATAGAATTTCGTGCTCATGGAAACTATGATCACGAAGAGATAAAACATCTAGAGCTTGAACCAGTTGAATATCCTCTATATCATAATCAACCACAAATCCAAATACAAACCATTTCAATGGATACCTGGCTAGAATTCCTGGGATACTATATTGCAGAAGGCACAAAATCATATAGTACATCCAGGTATCATGTAGCATTAGTACAACGAAAAGGTGAATCTGCAGACAAGATTCAAAAATGTTTAGATAAACTACCTTTCAAGTTTGGCACATATACTGATAGAGAAATCTACACGCGATGGCAAAAAGACAACAAGCAACTTCACAAGGCATTGGAACAAACAGGGAGAGATCACACTAGTAAACAAATACCTCATTGGATTTTGGAAAAATGTAGCAAACGACAGTTACGAATACTTTTCGACTCTTTGATGTTGGGTGATGGAACCATTGACAAAAGGCCAAACAGGACTAACATGGAATATTCTACAACATCTCCTCAACTAGCTGATGATGTTCAAGAACTCGCAATAAAACTGGGGCTATTTGCAAGAATCAAAAAACAGGTAGACGAACGAGAAAATCGTAATGTCTTATACCGCGTTAGGATCTCAAAACCTTCTCAATTGCATGTAGAACAAATCTCAAAGCAAAAATACAATGGAAAAGTTTATTGTTTTGAGGTACCAAATCATCTTTTTATTACACGAAGAAATGGGCAGCCAGCTATCCAAGGAAATACAGCAGTCGAAAAGATCCAGCTTACCATATCAACCGTGATTAACCCAATGCGTGAATGGATAGGTGACGAAATAGCGCGACAATGGTATAACAGAATTTTTGTGGTGCTGTATGAAAAAGATAAAGAAACCGTTAACCTGTTTAAAATCAAGGTTGCATTTGATGATCTGCAGGTTGAAACACTAAAGGAACGAGCTGAAGGCCTGGAAATACTTGAACGCAGGGCAAAACTAAGCAATGAAAAAGCAGGCGAAATTTTGCAGATTGATGGATATGAAGACAGCATAGACACAGAAAGTGAACCAGTGCCACCAAGGGAAGAATTTGAAGTTAGCAACGAAAACACAAATGAAAAATTTAAGGTGAAAACAAATGTCCCTGGCCCACGACCTTAGAATAACAGTTCATGTTGCACCTGATATAATATCAGCAGGCCAGATGATACAGGTATCAGTGGCTGTAACAGATAGACTAGGTTCGCCTATTGTAGTACCTACATTGTTCATGGAAATTTTAGATTCTACAGGGCGCGAATATTGGAAGTTATCACCAATGGCCAGAAATGTAAGTGGTTTTGCCAAATTAATTTCTACAAGTGAAATGAAACACAATACACGATACATTGTTAGAGTTGCCACTAACAGAAAACTATCGCCACAGGGCTATGACTTTTTCAAAACAAAAAAACAAAGAATACCTCCTGCATTTATCCCATTGCTGTTTGCACCAGCAGTTTTATTCCCTGCTTTAGATCTAATTCCTAAAGAAGCGCGCAAACCAATTTTCTTAACATACAAAACAGAACTGGATGCCAGGGTATGTGTTATCTGCAGGCCTAACGAAGGCTTGGTTTTTGCAGTTGATGATCCTAAAATAATTAAAATTGGCCCGCCTGAACTTGGTGGCGAAACTCATTTTGGTTGCAGGTGCCATTACGATATGAGTGTTGCAATTAATGCAGCAGTCGTAAAAGTACAAAGACAATTAAGAGCTGTGCGCATAGTGATGGCAATTAGTGCAATACAAAGCCATAAACAAAAGCTGGTGATAAATTAGCTATGGCACAAAGACTTGATTATTTTGATGCAGCGCTTACGGATTGCGATGAAAAATATGCTACAATTAAAGACGGCACTGTAAAAGTCGCATGGGCTTCAGATCAACATCGACTTCTACATGTAAGAGATCTGCCTCATTCCCATGTATGTGTTAGGAATGGAAAAAAATCAATTACCAGATGGTCTAAAGAACAACACACTGCATTGGAAAGTAATGATAGGCCGTCTAGTGCATGGTGGGATAAATGTATCAGTGATGCACAAGGTTTTGCAGACGACCCTGAAGCATTTTGCAATTGGCGATGGCAAAATCAAGGTGCTAAAAGCGCTCTAACTGCAATTTCACATGATGTACCAATTACTTCATATGATATTTTAGATAATTTTGAAGGCCGTGAAGGAAAATTTATCAAAGGTTTTCTATTAAATACAAAACGAAATAAAAACGGTTGGATGGTTTTTTGGGATGGAATTCTAAAATATGCCAGCGATTTTATCAATCATCCAGGAATTTATTATGAACCTGTTGAAGATGATCCTGATCACACAGAGGGAGAAACATACAAACAAAACATGGCCAATCAAGAGGAATACCGTGTTGTAAATATTGTGTCTGTCATACCAGATGAAAAAAATCAAACGTTGAATTATGTAGGTGAAATAATTGATGATGAATTTGCTACTTTATACGAAGCAGGAAAAGTCAACATGACCAGTCCTGCAATATGGCCAGAAGAAATGGAACAGGTTGGCACTATGGAAAATGGTGCACCAATGCTTGATGTTACTAAATGGCGCGCGTTACATATTGCATACATTAATGATCCTGCATATGAAGGTGCAAACACACTTGCAACATGTGATGGGGACGGCCAAACCTGTAAGATCCGTTTATCTGCAAAAACAAATGGCTGTGGTCTTTGTGCAAATGATGATCTGTCCCCATTAATGGAAGTGCCGTTAATTAGAAGGACCCTGAAAAAATACTATTCAACCAGTGAAATTGCTAAAATTCATGCAGAATATGCTGCAATGACTGCACAGGATAATAACTGCGTTTCCAACAAATTAAAGATCATAATGGAAGATAATCCAGATATGGCCAAAGATCAGCAACTAGCTATAGCTTACGCCTATTGTAAAAAAGAAATTGTGGCCGAATTATTAAAAAAATAATTACTTGTTTATACCACAATATCTGCAGTAGGTTTCATCTGTACCCTCATTATGAAACATATCATGTTCCTTGGTTGGCGATTGGACACATTTTTTTGATTTTTTTGGGTTTTCAGATTCTGGATCTGGTGCAGGTGGAAGTTCTGTAGATACTTCTTTGGTTTCAGTTTTTTCAGACATGTACCTGGTTAATCTATCTTCAACTTTAAAGTTTTTACTAATTGCTGTCTGGCAAACGTAGCTGTGCTCAAAACATTAGAACTGGACAATTTTTCAATTTTTGCCATTTGTGCTGTTGTAAAAGCAATAGTTAATCTCTCTGTGAGATTTTCTTTAGCTGACATTAACAGCTAATAGCAACTAATTAGATTAAAAGGTAGTGGTTAAATGTTGTCAGTTCTATTGTGTAGCAAATGACAGGCCCTACGGTACTGATAGCAAATGATGAGGAAAAAGACAAAGAGATAGCTAAGCTGAAGGCCCAGCACGAAGATGACGAAAAGAAAATGACAGCTATGGATGAAGAACATGAAAAAATGGAGTCTAAATTAAAGGCCCAAGTAAAAGAAATTCCTGCAACACCTGGCCCAATAGTAAAAGCAATCATCGCACAGATGAATGAAGATGACATGGAAAAGGCTAAAAAAGCCATTAAAGCAGCAATGGACGAAGAACATGACGAAGCCAAAAGAGCAGAGATGGAAAAAGATCTCAAAGCACTGGAAGAAGTTTTTGAAACTGGTAACGGAGTTAATACAAATGCGATACGTCATGCTCAAGAAGATGATGACAAAAAAGAACAAACAGCAGTAATTGCTGCATTGACAGCTAAAGTGGCAAAACCAATTATCAATGAAATTTTAACCGCAAAAACAAATGCAGGTGCAACAGAAGATCAAATTAAAGAAGAAACCAAAAGACTGACAGCAATGACACTTCCACAGGTTGAAGCAGAATACAAAACACAGGAAATTTTCATTAAACAAGCATTAGCAGCAACTGCAATTGAACAAGATGCAGAAGCGTTGTCTGCAAGTTTTGAAAAAGAATTTGAATTTAATGGTGTAAATGGTTTAACAGCCAAAGTAATTGATGTTGATGAAATCCTGGAGCAGGTTACACAATGACTGATCAAGATCTTGTTAAGGGCGATTCACCATATCCTAACAGACTGGTAGTAAAAGATGTGCCTGTAAAAGCAGCACTTGTTTTTGTCAAGGGTGAATTGGCAACATTTGATGCAACAGGAAATTTAATTAAATTAACAACCACACGTATCGCTGGTTTATGCCAAGTAAGATCAGCTGTAACTGGTGGTGCAGCTGACGGTGACAAAACTGTTGCAGTTAACATGGTAGGATCCAGGATACTTGTAAGCGCACCAATTAACGCAAGTATAGGAAATCTTTTACAAATTAATGGTGCTGATGGAACTGGCAACTTAGTAATATCAGCAGCACTTGTTGACACTGCAAATCTTTCAGCAGGTAGAATATTTAGCTTATACAGAAGCACAGTAGAATTTACTGCTGCAGGCGACCTCGTAGTTATAGACCTAGGAATTAGTGGTTAAGATGGACAGTAGCAAATATCATCAATCAGTAACTTACTGGCCATTGACTGGATCATTCTATTCAGGTGACCAATCAAAAACAATAATGCAAAACCCGACTATCAAACCACTTGCTTCTTTAGTTGGAAAAGAAACCCCAAAACTAATTTCCAAAGACGTAAAATTTGGAATGTTGGTTGCTTCCTTGAAAGTAAATGCATTACGTGCAGCGGCAGATCCAGTTAACCTGGCATTCTTGCAACAAATCCAATTAATCAGAACTGTAATAGGAAAACCAGTAGAATACTTTGCACTAGATGAATTCTTTAGCACACTGAATGTTGACATGTTACAGGCCAGAGAACCAATCCAGGGCACATTTGGCATTGGTGACTATTTGAACCCACTAGAAGAAAGTGAAATGAATGAAGCCAAATTTGACGAGATTAGTTACAACCTTTTGAAACTACCAGCCAAGATATACACACCCATAGAGGACATTATGCGAACCGTGATTAACCCACAAACAATCAACATTGAAACTACTAACTGGGCTCTAAAGAAAAAACGAAACAACATTGCCAGGGACATTCTTGAAGCAGGCATTACAACAAATACGAACGTTGGTGTAATTGATGCCCTTGCTGCAGGAGCTTTCCACTCTACAAACAAAACAGCCTCAAACATTGCTGGTGTAATTAATGACCACCTGGTAGCAAACGATTCATTGTTGACACATCTTGCAATGAATAACAAGGATTTCGCTAAATACACAGAAAACACTTGGACTTCAACTGGCCCCACTAACATGCAATTTAACAGGCTGATTGGTGCTGGTGCGCTACCATTCCCAGGTGTGTCAGGTTTAACAGTAGTGGTTGATCCAGCAATTACGGAGGGAGTTGCATTCCTAGTGGATAAAATAAATGGATCCAGACTTGCAGAAGGCCCAAAGACCACACGCAGATATTTCGATGAAGAACGTGATGCTGAAGTTATCAAATTGTTGGACTTTAATGAATACTTGATTGTAAACCCAGATACAGCCAAGGTTAACAGAAAATTCAACGCCAAGATAACATTCGTTTAGAAAAACGCTTTTATTCCATTTCATTCTATACTGCTTATGGGATTACTTTTTGGGACACGCCCAAGATTAACTGAGGTAACTAATCTTAATGATAAAGAAGCGTATGGGTTATCTTTTGTTGGGAATGGATATGTAAACCTGGAAATATTTCAAGACATTCAAATACCACTACAGGAAATCAGACGCGAAATCATAGCTAGCCAGGATCCAATTGACATTCAATTTATTGTGGATACTTCCTAAACATGGCTGCATTCGTTCCTGAAAAATATGCAACGTTGCAAGATGCCCTAGAACATCTTGGGTGGACTAAGGTGCAAATTAATGCAATTGATGAGATAACTAAAAACCGATACCAAAACTGGACGCGTGAAGGAAACAATTTAGTTGAAACAACTTTGTTCAAAGTCGGTAACGAGTCACCACTTTTAGAAACTTCTAAAGAATACGCGTATGCAAAATCTGCTGCACTGAACTGGGTGGTATACAAGAAACGTGACAAGGAGGGTTCCAGAAACGCAACTAATGCACTAAACGACCATAAAATGGACTTGGACATGCTCACATCATTGCTAATAGCAACAAGAACAGACAGAACAAAAACTGTTTCAATTGCTGGTAAATCATTGAAGAAAAAAGAGATCCTACTGCCAAGTCAGATCGATACACAATTTTATTGACTTAATTAGTGGACAGGAGTTTGTTAAATTATGGCTGTAGTTCTTGAATCTAATCTAGTTTTCACAAGAGGTACGCCATTGATAATGTTTACAGCAACAGCGCTGCAATTACCTGGCTATTTTAGCGGGAAATTGGATCTTTCGCAATTAACAAATGCTGCAGATGAAATGGAAATAAAATTACAAGTAAAATATACATCAGCTGGCGCATTTAGGAACGCAGAAAAACCCACACAGCCAGGCAAGCAGGCAGATGAAATTTTTAGGTTTACGCCAGTTGAAGAAACATATGGATACCAATTAACAGGTGAACTATTAGCTGTAAGCCCGTCACCAACTGCAACACTGGCAGTTCTTGTCATAAGGAGCAGTGTACCAGTATGACCCAACTGCGTTTTGTTTTCAGCACTGTATATCGTTATTATGTTAAATTACAGTTATTCATTACTAGAAAAGTACAAAGCGCAATTTTTCTTGATATAGATTTTAGAGATCCACAAACCTTATCAGCTAATGACTTTAGAAATCCGAAAACCTTGACAAATGAAGACTTTGTAACAATTACAGAGATTACATAATGGTAGAAATTCAAGTTGGCAGTAAACAACAGCCTATTATAGTACTGCCAAGAATAGACAATAAATCAGTCACTGTAACAGAAATCAAAAATACCTTTTCAAACTTTTTTGTTGATGATGCAACAACACCAATCAATTTTGTAATGGAATCAAGAACAAGAACAGGTTCAAAAACTACATTGAATTATGACGCAAGCAAATCAAGTGACACACAAATTTGGTTTTTACCCCTTGATACCTTTTGGGACACTGTTAGGAAATATACTGTATTATTCTATTGGACAATTGATGTTGAACAGGTTTACACAGAAAATCCACTCACAATTGATGTGAAGGAATTACACGACGAATCATGAATAAAAAACAAATACAAAGATTTCAAAAGTTTATCGAATTGGGCTTGCTTACTGGTTGTTGGCTATGGAAAGGAGCACAAAATGGAACTGGTTATGGATTCTTTTCAATAGATGGTAAAGCAACTTATGCTCATAGACTTTCATTTACACATTGGAATGGAGACATACCAAAAGCAATAGAAATAGATCATCTATGCAGAACCAGAAATTGCGTTAATCCACAACATCTAGAAACTGTTACACCTTATGAAAATTTTAGAAGAGGACAAAATATTGCAAACCTAAATTTATATAAAAAAAATTGCAAACAGGGCCATAAATTATCAGGAGATAATTTAATAGTTACCAAAAATAATTTCAGAGTTTGTAGAACTTGTAAAAATTTATGGAATATAGAATATAGGCTGAGATTAAAATGTCGCTAAACACTGAACCAGATTCTCAGACATTTATTGTAAGAATTGCAAAAATTCTAAGGGCTTCCGCATTATTATTTCCAAAAAGCATTGGTGGTGATGACACAAAACAGGATCTAATAACACAAGTCATTGAAAACCAGTTACCAATTCCACAGCTTGCAGTTGAAGGGCCAGGGCCCCCACACATATTTGTCGCCCAATCTGAAACGCCAATCATAGCCCAGGAACAACGTGGCAGAGATGAATTAGATAAACAAGGATCCAAAATGATGACTTTAGAATTTTACATTGTTGCAATTTCTGTAGCAAGAGATAGAATTGAAGCATCAAGGGAATTATTTGCAATCATATCAGCAGCAACTACCGACTTGGGAAAAAACAAAAGATTGATAGATCCTGCAACTTCATTGGATCCACTTGCTATGACTCATTCCTATAATGTTGTACCATACATTTATGATATTACTAACAATGAAACGGTTGCAAAAAATATCGTATTGAGGCCCACACTGGGGGTAAATCTTAGATAAAACTGAAATACATGGAGATGATGAAGTAAACTATGGTCTTTGACAAACTTGCAGAAGCATTTAATGGCAAAAATGTTAGGTTATTGTTAACTGACGGAACGCTAAACGAAGATTTTAATTTGTATAATTTATCAAAAAAGAAAACCACTCCTAGGAACAGAGTTCAAACGCGGGGAGGCGCAGGAGATTTCTATACGGCACAACTTAGAGAAATAACTTATGAAACCGTTGTAACTGAACAGATGTTCAAATATTTAGACACACAATCCACATTAAATTCAAGATCAGCACTACCTGCAACTGTTTGCCAAGTCATTTCTGACAGTCTTAGTGGTGTTGGCGCTGATGATATGACAGAAAATTTTACTGCTGAGATTGTTGATTTAGAAGATTTCTCTATTGATGGAAATTATTATTGGGTCAGAGTACACATGATTATAAGGCCAGGTAGCTATAGCATAGCTGCATAGTGTCCATACAACAAGCTATCCAAGATTTAGAAAGATTAGAACCAGTAACTAAAGAATTTCTTATTGAAAATTTAGATGCGGTAATGAATGAATTTGTGGTTTTTGAAGTTATAGCTGCAGCCAAGGCTTCAAACTTGCCACTTGAATTTATTGCTGGAATAAAGTGGAAACGCACTGGTGATTTATCTGGTCGAATTGTTAACACCTGGGGCACTGCAGAAAAACCCCTGGCCAAGTGGTTCAACGATGGAACGCCTGATCACTGGATTGCGCCATTAAAACCAGGGGGTGTTTTAGCTTGGAAAGCTACATTTGGCAGGCATGCAAAAGCGATTTTTTTCATGGGGGATGCAAAAGAAGGCCAAATGTTATTTTCAAAAGGTCATTATGTTTCTGGATTAGATAAAACAGAAGTAATGGAACGCGGAATTAATAATGGAATGAAAAGACTGAAACCAGAAATCTTAAAGAATGCCAAAAGTTCAGTAAGTAGGGAGTTGGAAACAATTGAGTAGTGAAGAAGTTCTATCATTTGAAATTGTTATAGATGCAAAACTTAGTGCAGAAACTAAAAAAACTCTTGAAGAATTAAAAGGTGTAGAAAAAGCAAAGCCAGGTGGACCACCAAGTGACATATCAGGTGAGGCAGCAGAAATTGAAGGTGGTTTTACACCCGAAGAACTAGAACAAATTCAATCTACAGTTGGTGATACACTTGGCGGTTTAGATAAAGCAGATATTACACAATTTGGCTTGATGGCAAAAAATCCAGGAGGATTCATTGGGGGCACAGTTGGAAGATTGTTTACCACACAAGCTGCTGCAGTAATGGGGCCATTAGCAATAGCAATTGCAACACCAGTTGTAATGGTAGAAATTATTAAAGCTCTTTCAGTAAAAGGTGGGCCATTCAATAGAGATTGGCGCAGATTTATTTCAGAAGAAGTGGAAGTTGGTTTAAGCAGAGTACAACAAAAAGAAAAAGAACTTGGTATTACACAAACTATTCTGACACAGATAGAAGGATTTAAACCAAACAATGAAAACTGGACTTACAATAATTTATTCCAGGTAGATGAAAGAAGAATTGCCCGTATTGGTTTATCAGATCGTGAGGCTGGCGTGTAATTCCTTCACATCAATTG